GTTTTCTAAATCCTCTCTAAATTCATCTTCAAAACTAACCCTTTTAACTGGTCTATTATATTTAGAAACAATTAATAAAATAATTCCAAGTATAGCATATAATATTGATATAAAAACAAACATTTCTTCATTTATTATAAAAATATTAGATAATAGCACAAGAAAACAACCTAATATTCCATATATTACCCAAGTGGTTGATAATGATTGTTTAACTATATTACTCATATAATATATAATAATATTAATATTTATAATATATTTTCGTGAAAAATAATATAAAGATATATATATAATTACATACAATGAGTAATATGTATAAAGAAACAACAGCAAGTGTTGAAACACTTCTTAATGAATTTAAGAATGGGGATAAGTCGGTAAAGGAGACTTCAATTGAACTCGAGAATGTATATAAGAGTATGTATTCTCAATTTGGAAGTCGTAAGGTATATGCGAAATTTGGGATTTCAAAGACAGGGAAGATTATGATTGATTATAAAAAACACGGAAATTCAATTAATCTATCACTTACCGAGTGTCAAAAACTTAATAACATTCTATCAAGTAGAAATTTTGAGAATTATATTAGGGGTCAACAGGAAGTGATTGATGAGAGAACTAATTCTTTTTTCGCAGAGAAAAAGACAAGTAATTCTAGGTATAATAAAGAAGCGGTTGAAACCACCGAACAAGCTGAAATGTCTGTTACTAATTAAAATGTAACAAATCTTTTAATCTTTTAATTTAATCTTTTAATTTAATCTTCTAATTTTAATATTTAATTATATAATATATAATTAAATATAGTATGATAAAAACCATACTTTTATCTAAAACAAAAGAACTTAACAATCGAGTAATCGCGATTGGTGATTTACATGGTGATTATATATCAACTATTAAATCACTTCGTATTTGTAAATTAATAAATAAATCGAATAGTTGGATCGGGGGTAATACGATTGTTGTTCAAATGGGTGATATATTAGATAGAGGTGGACGAGATACTTCATTTGGGGACGAAGATTCTGAGATTAAAATTATAAATCTTTTCTATAAGTTGAAAAAACAAGCAATTAAACAGAAGGGTGATGTTATTTGTTTAATTGGAAATCACGAATTAATGAATTTTCAAGGTATTTTTGATTATTGTAGTAAGAAATCAATTTCTAAGTTCGGTTCAAAAAAAAAGAGAGAATTATTCTATAAACCCGGTAATAAAATGTGTAAGTTCATGAATAAATTTTTTAAAGTAATTTATAAAGTTGGTCCTTGGGTATTTGTACACGGCGGAATAAGACCACTTTTATCAAAAAAATATAATATTCAAAAAATAAATAGTTTAATGTCTAATTATCTGGAGGGAAATATAGAACTAGAAAATTCAAAAGAGTTCAAAGAATTATTTCTTGGAGAAAAAAGTATTTTATGGTATAGAGAATTTTCAAATGACAAGGTTAATTGTTCTTTATTAAAACAAAGTTTAGCCAATCTAAACGCCAAATATATGGTTGTCGGTCATACACCACAGGATAAAATTAATTCAAAGTGTAATAATAGGATATGGAGAATAGATACGGCAATGTCAGAGGCATTCGGTAAAAGAACAACGGATAATAGGATTAGTTGTCTAGAAATAATTGATTATGGGCGAAAAGTAAATATATATCATACTAATTAGCGATTCGTTCTAAAATATAATTATTTTTATTAATTATAATTAAATGAGCCACACAAATAGTATAATTCACTTAACAGATACAAAGACATTTAAGGACTTTATTAATAATAAAAAAACAGCAAATCAATTATATGTTATTGACTTTCACGCTAAATGGTGTAAGCCATGTAAAAAGGTTAGTCCATTATATGACAAACTATGTAATGAATGTTCGAATGTTGTGTATTTTAAATGTGATGTCGATGAAGCAGATGAATTAGCAGAAGTATTTGAAGTAAGATCAGTTCCAACTTTCATATTCGCATATAATAGAACCATTCTTGAAAAAATGGAAGGTGCTAATATCACAAACATTCAGAATAAAATTAATGAATTAATTAATGCTTCTGACCGAAAATATACATTATTAGAAGATACCAATACTGGTGAAAATACTGACGAAGAAGATGCCGATGCTGGTGAAAATACTGACGACGACGCGGTAGACGAAGATGCTGAAGATGACGCGGTAGAAGAAGATGCTGAAGAAGAAGACGAAGATGACGCGGTAGACGAAGATGCTGAAGAAGAAGACGAAGATGCTGAAGAAGATGCTGATGGGAACGAAGACGCGGTAGACGAAGATGATGGGAATGATGATGATGCTGATGGGAATGAGGATGGCGCGGTTAAAGAGGCTGATGACGGAGATGAAGAAGATTTATCAATTGATGATTTATCGGTTGATGATTTAAAAGAATTGTTAGAAGAAATATCAACGGAAAATATGGAGTTAAGAGAAGAGAACGATAGACTCACTGATATATTAAATAAAATAAAAAAATCATTTAATATATAATCATATATTATGATATACATATCAATAACCGGACTTATTATAAATAATAGTAGTATAACTATTAATTACGAACCGCATTATAATCTTGAACCACCTTATAATTTTCCACCAAATTCAAAACGAGGGTTGGTAATTGGACCTACATATGGAGACGATGAATTACTTATAAGACCATTTGATAAGGGAAATATTAAATGGTTTTATAATTATCAGACTAAAGTAAAAGGAAATATTCAGAGTGGAATAGAGTTTGTTCCAAAAATATGGGGTGAAGCTAGAATAGACGAGTCTTATATAAATACTAATAAATCAATTATGAGTTTTAACGAACCATTTCATAAAGATCAATCAAATTTAAGTGTTGCTGAAATTAAATCAAATTGGCAGTCTGTGAGAAATATGGCAAATGGAACACGAGTTGGACTAGTTTCATTAACAGGTAATAGTGGTAATATGAAAAAGCAAATTGATTCTTTGAAAGGACTTTCATATGACTTCATAGAATTACATACATTCTATCATAATATTAATACATTAAAATCAAACATCGAAGCAGTATATAATCATACAAAAAAACCTATATGGATTACTGAATTCAATTGCCATACATATAACAATAAAGGTACATATGTATTTTGCACTATTGACAAACAACTTGAATATATGAAATCAGTTCTACCATATTTAGAAAAAACACCCTATATAGAAAAATATTCTTGGTTTACGACAGAACCATATAACTTAACATCTAAAAATAAAGCAGACCCGTTAGTAACTTTTATAGATAAAGGTACATATAAAGGTACATATAAATTAACATCTACCGGCGAATTTTATAATAATTATGTATATAAAGAAGGTGATTAGAAGGTGGTTAGAAGTATCTAATATATATCTCGTCTATTTTTAATATCACTGCTAAATCGATATAATCCAGTATGGGTTAAATTATGTTTTATATTTAACCATATTTCTCCATCTATGTCCATAACTCTATCGCAAAAACTATAATCTTCTGATAAATACTCTTTGTTTTTTATTTTACAACAAAATAGACCACAATATTCTGGTGAATTACTATCTTCTTTAACCATTAATTCGGTGTGTTTTTCACATAATTTATTTATTATATCACGTTTAATCAACATAAACCCCGTTCCTATATGTCTTGCTTTTACATAATCTCCATCTCTTTCTATATTATTATTCGAATCCCTGTGTATATTGAAAACAAATTCCAATAATCTAGAGTCGTGTTCTTCGACTGAATCCCTTTCTATTTGTAATGACATTAATAATCTTTTCGTATTGATTTCTTTCTTTGGATAAGCACACCCGACCACATCTTTATCTTTCTTTATTAAATCTAGTATGGCATCATGTGGGAATGATATATCAGCATCAATGAATAATAAATGAGAACAATCAGATTGGAGAAATTTATTCAATGCCCGATTTCGTGCTCGTGGGATTAGACTTTCATTTCCTACAAAATCAAATTCACACTGAATACCATTCATATTTAGATATTGAATACTATTTAGTAGACTAATTGTATAATCAATCAACATCGATGAGTTATAACAAGGGGTTGATATAAATATCTTTGTCATATGTTGTTATTTTATATAATATATATATTATACGATAATAAACGATTACATTATCATATTTTTCTGTTTCATATATTTATATAATAAATAGTTTGGTGATTTGTTTACAATATTTAAATTTATTACTTTAATTTTACAATATCTTACTAATGATAATACTATAAACATATCAAGTGACATATTAACATCTAATATAGTTAATGCTCTATTTATATTAACATAGTAGTTTTTACTTATATTATAAACTGGTGTATCGGATAATATCGTCTGTGAATTTATATTCACAACTCCGATTATTTTAAAACTTGAACTATATGCGAATGTATTATCATATTCGAAACAAATTATATTTTTATTATTATAATTTTTTATATTTTTCATACTATAACAAATTACAATATCATATGACGACACATCTATAATATCGTTACCACTTCCAACAAATATTATATTAGAATATTTCTTTAATTTATGAAATATATTTGAACCTTTTTTATTAACAAATGAATCAATTAATATGCTATCCATTTTATATTTAACTTTAAAAAAGTGACGATATTCTTTATATAAAATGAAATTCAAGTCTTTATCTAATATAATACGATCATCTATTAATGATAAATATCTTAACAACTTTATTTGGGGTTCTTGATTATGAATTTGACTATTACCACCTTGAATATCATTATTACTTGTATTCCTATATTCTTTATAATACATTGTTTTATAGAAATTGATTCCCGTTATATATAAATATTTCAAATCTGTTTTGAGTAAATCCATAATCGCACATAATCCTGTATTAGGTCGAGTCCCAATTATATTCTGAATATTATTAAATGTAGTATCTGACATTATTTTAAATGGAATCACACCACGACTCTTATCTAAATAATATCTAATGTCTGAATTAAATGGTTTCCTATTGGGATATGGACAACATAGAAATTTAATATTATTTTTTATATAGAGTTTCTCACTTACAATATTCTCTCCGGGAAAGTCTGTAGTATTTAACGAATTATATAGTATATCGGTTCTATTTCCGATATCCTCAAATCTTCTAACAGGAAGTGGTAACGATTTATTTAATCTTACAACTATATCAAACGAGTTAATTATATTTCCACTTTTTGATCTATAAAGCGTTGATGCTGGTCCTACTAATACTACACTTTTATTATATAAGAATTTATTAAATACATTTTCATATTTAAGATTAATACCCGAATGAGTATATAAATAATATAAATTTATATTATATTTAATAAGTTTATTTTTAGTGTTATTTATTAATACCATTGAAGTGTCCCTTTTAGGTGGTTCCCTTTTAGGTGGTTCCCTTTTAGGTGGTTCCCTTTTAGGTGGTTCCCTTTTAGGTGGTTCCCTTTTAGGTGGTTCCCTTTTAGGTGGT